CGGAAATGCCGTCACCGTGAATGTAGTCAGGGATGTTGCTCTCGGCTTGTTCGGGTGCCATGCATGAGTGGTCGGCGCCTAGTGTACCTAGACCGCAACGGCGGCGATTACCCCTGGTTTCTACGCGACTTAGATGGGTACGAGACAAGCTATTCGAGTTTGCAGGAAGCCTTCTCAGAGGGAACGAGGGCCGCAGCATGACGTTCGCGTCTGACCAACTGCGCCGGCAGGAGCGTAAAGCCGCGGACCGGGCACGCAAACAAGCCATGCGGGAACAACGCGAACAACAAGCCAAGGGGAGGAACAAACGTGGCTGACGAACGGTACTTCATCAAAGTGCACGACGGGTTCCCGGAACACCCCAAAACAATAGGCCTCAGCGACCGGGCATTCCGTGCAGTTGTCGAGTTCTGGTGCTACTCACACCGCCAAGAAACAGACGGGAAAATCCCCCTCGCACTATTCAACCGGCTACCACCAAAAGTCCGCAAAGAACTCCTGATCGATTACGCGATCCTCCACGAAGACCACGTCGAAATGCACGACTACCTGGAGCACCAGCAGTCCTCGAAAGAGATAGCCGAGCTGCGGAAAGCACGGTCGGAAGCTGGCAGGTTGGGTGGCAAAGCGAAAGCAAACCGTCTAGCAAGTGCTAAAGCAAACGCCAAGCAAAGTAGTAGCAAAGTAGTAGCAGAAAAAGAAATAGACAAAGATTTAGCTACTAACGTAGCTAAATCAAAAGACGCGCAAGCGCGTCCGCACCCGGATGAGTTCTTGGACTGGTACCTCGAATACCCACGGAAAACAGGTAGGGCCGCAGCCGAGAAGGCCTATGCGAAAGCCCGCGAACGAGTCAGCGCCGAAACCCTGATCTCTGGCGTCAAGTCCTATGCCGCGGACCCCAACCGCGTACCCGAGTTCACGAAGCACCCCGCCACATGGTTGAACGGCGAGTGTTGGGATGACGACCCACTCCCGCCCCGTAACGCCGGCCCCGTCACGCACGCCCAACGCGTTGACGCCGCAGCAACCCAAATGCTCCAACACCTCCGCAGTTCACAAGACCAACTCCGAATCGAGGCATGACGATGCAAGATCAAGACACCGTCCAATTCGTGCGATGGCTCGCAAAGATCGACCCGCGGATCATGTACGGCCCGGAAGCAACCGAGGCATGGCACCACGCACTCGCCAACATCAGCCCAGGCGCCGCGAAGATGGCCGTCATGGAATACAAGCGCCTCTACCCGACCACGCCGACGCCGTCTGACATCGCAACCCGCGCCAAGCAGTTGCAGGCCTCCCGAGCCGCCAAGCAACGCGCACTCACGGCAGCACCAGCAGAACCCGCGGACGAACTGCCCCTGCGGAAGCGTGACCCCGAACTCTGGGAACGCTTGCTCGAACAAGGCCGACAAGAAGCTGAAAAAGCCAAGAAAGAACGTGCAGCATGAGAAACCCTGAGAAAACGTTTACGGAGGCGACGGGAAACGCAGGGGCGTCCAACCTTCCGCGGCGCGCCCACGAGGCCGGGAGATTGGCTCCTGTGGCGCTTGGGGGTGGTTTCTGTGGTTAGGTCACGGTCTAGTGCGAAGGCTGCTGGTAGTCGGCATGAGCGTTCGGTGGCGGATTATTTGCGGGTTCACCTGTCACGGTTTGTGGACAGGATGCCGAAGTACGGGGCGAAAGACCGGGGCGATATCGGGAATGTGGAGACGTTCAATAATTTGCCGGTGGCTGTTGAGGTGAAGGATTATGGGGGCCGGTTTTTGGTGGGTGCTTGGTTGACTGAGGTGGAGGTTGAGCGCCTGAACCTGCCTGATGCGGTTGCGGGTGTGGTGGTTGCGAAGCGTCGTGGTACGACGGATCCTGGCCGGCAGGTTGTGTTTATGACGGTGGATGATTTGGTGGCTTTGTTGAGTGGGAAACGTCCGGGTAAATCTTCCTGATTTGTTGCATGTTTTTGCGTGTTTTGGTGTAGACTGGGGTGTGTTAGGCGGGGGATGAGCAACCCCGCCCCAACCAGAACCGAGACGCAAATGAGCGAACAAACCACCCGGCCCCGCCTGAAATCCGCGCTAGTCACAGTCGGTGTCGCCGGCCTGTTAGCGGTCGGCGGCGCGGCACTCCCAGCAACACCGTTAGCCCCGGCGCAACCCGCCGAAGCTGCCATGTACACGTCCTGCTACACCGCCATGAACGGTACGCGCTGGTGTTACCGGTACGCGTGCACGGCGCGTGAAGAAATGTCCGGCTGCTACGAAGGCTGGGTACGCATGAACAGTGTGTGGTACGCATGAGCGGCGCTATGGGCTCGCATCAGTCCGCAACGGATGGCACTGACACTTGGCTCACTCCCCCAGAAATCATCCAAGCTCTTGGCCCCTTCGACCTCGACCCTTGCGCATCCATTGACCGCCCATGGGACACGGCAGCCAAGCACTACACCGCAGCCGACGATGGGTTCAGCCGGGAATGGGACGGCCTCGTGTGGATGAACCCGCCATACGGCCCGAAAGCTGGAAATTGGCTCGGTCGTCTCGCTGATCATGGCAACGGCATCGCGCTTGTGTTCGCACGCACCGAGACTAAGGCATTTGCTGACCACGTATGGCCCCGCGCCACGGCACTGCTGTTCCTATCGGGGCGGCTCCACTTCCACTACCCAGACGGACGCCGAGCGAAAGCAAACGCAGGAGCACCCAGCGTGCTCATCGCATATGGGATGGACGCCGCTAAGCGCCTTCTGCACTCAGGCATTAACGGCGCGTTCGTGGACAACCGCATCACCGGGCTTGTGAGGGAACCGGGATGGAAAGCAGCATGACCGCCCCTGTTCCGCTCCCGGACGCCCCGCATTTGGCCCGGAAGCTCGCCAACCTCGCCCACACCAACCCCCAACTGTTCACCCAACTCACAGGAGGAAAGAAACCATGAGCGAGGCACGCGATGAACTCATCTCGATCTGCGAGGCCGCGTTTGTACCGCAGCAGTGTTGGTCAAACCGTGATACTGCGTCAGCCCAAAAGCAACTGGGCGAGGCCTATGCGCTGCTGAAGGCAGGGTGTGAGTTCTGGATAGGCCATGACACTGACACCCGAACAATCTGGGTGACCATCGAATATGAGGGCTTCGCGCACAAGGACTACGACGGCGGGCTCGACACGGACCACTTCTACCTCCCGACGCGGAAACGCCTCGCAGATGCCAACGGAACGGACTGGTACTGATGTGTGATGCGTCTCAGCAGCTTGCCCGTGCCCGTCACCTACTCGACCTCATGCGCGGCAACGGGGTTTACGACATCCCCCAACTCGCCCAAGCCCTCACCCAACCAGAATGCCAACACCAAACCAGGAGCGAATGAATGAGTCTTTCACGCGACGAGCTGATGAAAGCAATATGGCAGGTTGAGGCCGAAGACCACGGATCCTTCACTTTGGGCGTCAAGTCAGAAGTCGCCTACAAGATAGCTGACGCCATGATTCCACTGCTTGCTCAGGCCCGGGAAGAAGGCCGTCTCGCGGGATGCATGACAGACGGACTGAAACACCAAGCCGGGAGCGAATAATGAGCAAACTTCCGGTGGATCTTGAAGAGTGGCCACCCGCACTAGCCCCGCCCAAGGTGACTATCGGCGAGATGCTCCAGTGGCATGACGAAGGTTGTGAGTGGCCCGTGAGCGGCGACGCGAACCCCCGTTACGCCGCTCGGCTTCGCTTCGGATACACACGCAAAATCGGAGGAACAGCATGAACCACGATCCAAGTAGCTGCTACGACTGCGCCAACGATCTTCACGGCAAATGGAGCTGCCAGACATGTGGGGCTGTTGTCCGCAGTAACGAAACCACCCAGCACAGCAGAACCCACAAAGCGCGGCAGAACGCGCAATGACAGGCTACTACGTCGTTCCCCATGGCCCCGACGAGCCTTGCACATGCGCAGGGTGCTGGGACTGCAAAGGTGCCGCAGTCGGATGCACCTGTGATATTGACTGGGGAAAGATGTACGGCCATGACTGACACAACTACTCGAAAGGCGGCAGCTAAGCCATGAGCTGGACTGATGAGAATTACCCCGCCGTGCGGGAACACCTTTCCGAAGAGTCACGGGAGGTCTTCGATGATATGGCCGAATACGGGCTTCGGCTATACGAGGTAGTCGGGCTACGCGATGCGCTGAAGTTCCGCCGCCGCTGGGACAAAGCAGTGAAACTAGCCGGGGTTGAACCTGCGCCACCGGAACAGATGCGAAATGACCGTGCAGTCACACGCAAACACCAAGCTAGGAGCGAATGAAATGCGTGACCCCAAACGAATCCCTCAGATCCTAGCCAAACTCGGAGAACTCTGGACCGCACAACCAGACCTCCGGCTGGGGCAGATCATGGGCAACGCTTCCATCACCTACTACACCGAAGACGATAAAGCTGCTCAGGCGTTGCAGGAGTGGATTGAGTACTACAAGGAGCAGCGGCGTTGACGGTGACGCAAGCCCAACTTGAGGGGGCGCTCACTACGTTGGATCAGGTTATGGCGTCCGTGAACATTGGGCGGGGCAGCTACACGGCAACGTACGGTCACCGCGTCTCAGGCGGGTCACAGGAACACGCGCCGCTGCCCGTTGACGTTGACCTCATCGACAAGAAAATAGCGGCTCACCGCATGCTCATGGATCGGGCGTTGCGGATCGCCATGGAAACCGACCAGCCACTCACAGGCCGTGACCCACACGGACTGACGAACTACCTTTACACCCGCGCCGCCTGGATCACCGCGCAACTCTGGGGTGACCAGTTCCACCGCGACCTACTAACCCACACAGAAGGCCTCGACAACGCAAGGGTGCGACGCGAACCCCGCGTGTTCGCCGGCCGGTGCGCCGAATGCGAAACCGACCTGTACGCGGTCAAAGGCCAACCCGAAGCCCGCTGCTCGACATGCAACGCCACCTATGAGGTGTTGGCGTGGCGGTCATTCGCGAAAACCATCTTCGGCAACTACGTCGGTACACCGGCAGACCTTTCCCGGAAGCTATCAACACCGGAGTACGGGATTGAGATCAGTGCTGACCGGATCCGCAAATGGGGACTCAGGGACAAACTCGAACGCGCAAACCCCACAACCAACGAACAAGGCCAACCCATCCCACCCGCCTACCGCCTCGACCACGTACTCAACCTCTACCACGCGGCACGTAGAGCCCCACTCGAAGGACGGACAGCATGAAGGCATACAGCGAAGAGGCCGAAGATCTATACCACGAACTATCAAAGCACCATCAGACGCGGGGGATGGCAGTATCCATGGGAGTCACATGTGAGTGCGGCTACTGGACGGGCGAAGAAGAGGGCGGAAAGAACCGTCCCGTTGGGATCCGTGGCGATCAACTCGATTGGCATAGGACTCAAATCGCACTCCGCTTCTTCGAAGGCGGGACAGCATGAGTGAATACTCAGGCGGCGGCTACACGCCCATGACACCCGCCAACAGCGCCCGCATCTGGATTCGAGGCAACATGTACGCTGACCGGCCCGAAGGCCCCTGGTACCGCATCATCACCCCCGACGAAGCCCGCAAACTATTCCAAGACTGGAAGGCTAAGCAGTGAACAACGAGACGAACCGCCTAGCCCAGATCATCGCGACAGCAGCGGACAAGGAACTCGCGGTCAGGCACGACGGGCAACCCAAACGCCAGGACAAAGCCGCCGCCGAAGCCATCGAAGTCGAATACCTGTTCATCCGCCGCAGCGACCTGCCTGCCGTGACAGACTCCAAACACGACCCCAACACCTACTACGTCGATAACGAAAACGTGGTCTTCACGTCCGAAGCCAACGCCAGGATGTGGGTCATGCGGGACATCGCAGTCTGGCAGCACATCGCAGCCAAAGAGGACATGCTAACCCAGCGCCGCCGTGACGAACTAGCCGTTGAACTCTTCGGAATACCGCACTACGAACGCATCGGGCACTACTCATTCGCGGACAATCACCGTAGGGCCATTGACCGGATCATCGAACTCGAAGGGAAAGTGGCATGACTGAGGATGTCGTGAATCACCCGCAACATTACGTAAGCCACCCGAGCGGTATCGAGTGTATTCAGATCACCGAACACATGGGGTTCAACCTTGGCAACGCCCTCAAGTACATTTGGCGGTGCGACCTCAAAAAAGACGCGATTGAGGACTTGAAGAAAGCGCGCTGGTACATCGACCGAGAACTCGCGAAACGGGAGGCGCAGAAAGAAGCTGCAAGAAAGACTTGACTCTTGCACGATTCCGTCCTATCCTGATTTTATCTTGAAATACTTCCACCCACTCGAAGCTCCCAGCCAGCCGGCTCGGGAGCTTCAGTTTTGAGCAAGTAAAAGCTCCCGCGATTGCGTCAACAATCCGGGAGCGCGACCGACTGTTTAGGAGTCGATATGAAGCACCCTACACTACTCACTCGCTGCACGGCCACCATCTCAAACGGCGAGTTTTGCGACGCAGCATCCATGGCTGACGCGCCATTCCCAATCTGCTTCAAGCACGCATACAGCGTTTTCAAGCTCCTAGACGGGTCCCTGAACAACGTTCACGCAGTGCTCAAACCCAAGCCCGAAGCGCCAACAGCCAAAGACGAACGGGACGCGCGACGCAAGGAAGCGTACGCAGCACAACGGCAGGTCTACTACATCCGAATCGGCGATCACATCAAGATCGGATTCACCCAGAACATGCAAGAACGCATGCTCGGCTTACGCGTTGACCTCATTGATGTTCTTGCCACCGAACCTGGCGGCAGGGACGTTGAGCGTGAACGGCATAAGCAGTTCGCTCACCTTCGGGTTGGCAATCGCGAGAACTTCAAGAAGGACCCTGACTTGCTAACGCATATCGCGAAGGTGCGTCGGGAGCATGGTAAGCCGCGCATCACGGGTTACATCACCGGTGAGTAGCGCCTAGTCACGTGGGGGTTCACCATGGCCGCTGACCTAGACAAACCCTCACTCAACGCATCCCACCGGTGTGACGCATGCGGAAGTAGAGCATATGTGCGGGTCAACATCGAAACCGGGATCAACGAAGCCGGGTACGTAGACAACGGTGAACTGTTCTGGTGTCGTCATCACGCGAACGAGCACATGCCCGTGATCAAAGCCCGCTGCAACGTCCTGCACCTGTTGGACGAAACCCGGTTCCTGACCGAGCACATCCAACCCCCGGAAGCAACCGAACTGAACAACCTCAAGAAATGAGCAACCATGAGCGCCCAGCAAGTCGAAATCGTAAACCCCAAACTCAGCACACCTGAGGCCTTGGGGCGAATCCTCGGTTCGTTGGTCGGGCTCGGCTTCCGCGTCCTCATTGTTTGGTGGGCCGTTGCCGTCTGGTTCCCAGAGCTAGGCCTCACGTACTGGCAGCTAGTTCTGCCTGTCTACGCTGTACGCATGCTGGTCGGTTCCGCCAGCATAAAGCGCACAGCGAAGTCCTAAAGCCCCTGTGGGGCGGTGAACACCTTTCCCGCCGCTCATCGGATGTGGTGCATGCCCAGCGCTGCCGCCCCACAGGACACAACTTCCCGACCAGTACGGCTGAGGGAAGATCACCTGCCCTCCCTGGGCTCATATAACGATCCTGGGGCTCGGGCACGGGGAGTAGAAGAGGCAAGGTGCCAGCGCTGACTGTAAATCAGTGCACGGTTGGTTCGATTCCAACTGCTCCCACAGCGAAAGCATGACGGCAGGTAGGACCGCATGGGTCACTACCGCAGCAGTGGACACGCTGCCACGTAGGTCATGTGAGTAGGCCCCCAGCGCCTCTGCCGGACTTTGACTGCTTGCAGATCAAGACTCGATAAGCGGTGGGGTATCACGTCCCGCCCAAGATCCCTGCTCCATGAGAACCAGGGCCAAGCGCGGCGAATCACCGGCCACCGTCTCAGGCAAACCGGAAGCACAACCAGAGACACCTACTTACGTATTCGTAGCGGAACCACCACGAATACGAAACCCATGAGCAAAGGGAGCACCATGCGCAAGACCCTCATCACAATCGCAACCGTGCTAGCGGTGCTCACCGTCGCTTCCCTGCTTGGATTCGTCTGGACCGAAGAAGGAAAGTTTGGGTGGACCGCCATGGTCCTCGCCTTCGCTGCCGTCTTCACATTCATCCCCGCGGTGGAGCTATGAGCAGAGCCAAAGGCTGCATCATCAGCCGAGTCATGAACGAAGGCGACCACGCCGACCGCGAAGCACTCCAAACCCTGCTCAACTCCGACGCAACAAACATCGGCGTCGCACGCACACTCACCGATGCCGGCGTACCACTCAGTGAGCACGCCATACGACGGCACCGCAAAGCTGACTGCTCTTGCGGGTGGCTCTAAATGGGTGCCCTCGCGAAGAAACTCGCACCCAAAATCACACCCGCCGCTGTCAAGCAAGTACGCATCCTCACCCTTGACATTGAGAACGCACCGAACCTAGCCCACGTGTGGTCACTGTTCAACCAGAATGTCGGCCTCGCGCAGCTCCAAGAAGTCGCAACCGTCATCAGCGTCGCGGCCAAATGGTACGGCGAGAAAGAAGTCCTGTTCTACTCCGACCACCACGACGGTCACGCCGAGATGATCCAAGCCGTTCACGCGCTCGTATCCGAAGCTGACCTGATCGTCGGATACAACAGTGCCGGGTTCGACATGAAACACCTCAACCGTGAATTCATCCTCGCCGGCCTCAACCCTCCCGCGCCGTACAAGAACGTGGACCTGCTCCAAACCGTCCGTAAGCAGTTCAAGTTCGCTTCCGGGAAACTCGACCACGTAGCCCAACAACTCGGACTAGGCAAGAAAACCAGCCACGCCGGCCACGAGCTCTGGGTACGTTGCATGAAGGGCGAAGAAGCCGCATGGGACACCATGCGCAAGTACAACAAACAAGACGTTGTACTCACCGAGAAGCTGTACGACCGGCTACGCGCCTGGATCCCGAACCACCCACACCTGTCCATGTTCACCGGTGATGAGTGGGGTTGCCCAGTTTGCGGCAACAAGGACCTGTCCAGGTTCCGTGCTGGCACGTCATACGCGAACGTGCAGAAGTACCGCATGTATCAGTGCCCTTGTGGTCACTGGGTGCGGGGCACGAAGAAGCTACAGGACGCCACACAAACCAGGAGCGCACGATGATTTGGTGGTCTTTCGCGTTGACTGCTGTAGGCGTCCTTGGGATCTACATCTCAGGGAAGAAGAACTACTGGGGTTGGGGCATTGGCCTTGGCGCTCAGGTCCTCTGGTTCACGTACGCCATCGTCACGCAGCAGTGGGGATTCATCATCTCTTGCTTCGCTTACGGCTACGTGTACGCAAAGAACTTTCGGCAGTGGCGTAAGGACGCAACCAAGGAGCGGGAACAGCCATGATGAGCACCATTGGTAACTGGCCGGATCCGATGTAATGAGTGACGCTACGAAGCGTGCCGTACAGGACGCCATAGCAGCGCACATAGCCGACGAGAACGAAGGCGAACCGCTTGAGTACCTGACGGACTGGATTGTCGTATCAGCAGCAGCCATAGCAGAGGACTGCGACCGCACATCATACTGGTTCCTCAGCAATGACGGCATCCCGTACCACAGCCAACTTGGGTTGCTGCATCGCGGTATCGAGTACGTGAGCTCATGAGGCGTCGTTGGTTGGTGTTGTACCGGCCAAGGCGCTGGATCCGCACATGGCACTAAAAGGGGCACTCATGGCGATCGTTCTGACCCTCCACGCCGAGACAGCCGCCCGCGGCGTCTGGTGCGACACCTGCCTGCTCCCCACAGCGGTCACCGTCAAGCTCTACACCCTCTGCGAACTGGGCGTCTTCCCACCTACCACGCGCACACGGTGTACACGATGCAAGAAGGCGTCATGAGCAAGACCGACAAGACCCGCCCATGGAATCTCCAGCAGGCTGACGGAATCCCCTGGCATCGCACTGGCGGCGTCTGGGAAGGCATCCACTACTGGGCCAACCGTCGTCACCGGATCAACCGGCGCCAAGCCAAACGTGCGCTACAACGCTACGAAGAACCTGAGCCGCTCCCATCACGCCACAGCGCCCGCTGGGATATGTACTAAACGGAGGCCGCGATGCTCACTGGTCAGGTTGGTTTAGTCCGCAAATCCCGGCACCCCGTCTCCCGCATCATCGAATGGGTTACCCGGTGCGACACCTCCCACGTCATCATCGCCACATCCGAGGTGCAGTGCATCAGCGCCGAGCCCGGTGGCACGCGCCGCAGGTTGATCAGCGACTACCCGCGCATCACATGGTCACGGTACGTACTCACCGACAGGCAAGCCCATTTGATCGCCGGTATTGCCGAATACTCGATCGGCGTCCGCTACGACTACGCAGCCTGCGCAGCCCACGCAATCGCAGCCATCACCCACGTTGACACGCCCCCGGAAGTGCAGCGCTGGCTAGCGAACCGGGCACCCACAACCTGTAGCGCCCTCGCCCAAACAGCCATCACCGCCGCAGGCCTCAAAGCCCCCACACCATGGCTACCCACACCCAAAGACTGGGCCCTGTTCTACGAAACCCGAGGGTGGAACCACACCTAAACCACCGCCGAGCGCATCCAGGAGGTGCCAGTTGGCGACCCAACGACAACCAGCACTCTCCGACACCGACAAAGCCTACATACGCGAAGCCTACGGGCGCGGAGAATCACACCGCGACATCGCAGCGCACCTCAACCGGCCCAAATCCACGGTAGGGCGGTGGATGTCCCGCAACGGTATGCGGTACGACTCCACCAACCAGAAAGCCGCGATCGAAAAGAACGTCCTCACCGCGCAGGAACGCATCAGCAACCTCCGCCTAGAGGTCATCGGCATCGCCGAGCATGACGCGCACGAAATACGCGAAGTCCAGCAAGGCCGGAAGCAATGGAAAACCGTGTTGCGGGCCATGGCGGGCGCGGAGGAAGTCCGGGAACTCGACTTCATCCCACCCAACGATAAACGCTCCAACGCCTCATCCCTGGCCTCGCACGCTGGCACCATCGCCCGCCTCGCACCCAAGGAAGACGGAAACCAGAACGCCGAAGTCGACTCGGTCATGGACAAGCTCATTACTGGGCTCGCGAACGCCTTTGATGGCAAAGTAGACGGGCACGCAGAGTGACCGCGCCACTGTCACAGAAGCAAATCAACTCCATCGTCCGCGCCACCTCACTCATTGACTCGGTGCCTGACGTGAAGATCAGCCTATGGGTCGGCGCTGTCTCAGCCGGTAAAACCATTGCCAGTCTGTTTGCGTTCCTCATCGCCATCAAACAGACCCAGGGCACCGGCCTTATCGTCATCGTCGGCAAAACCCTGCAAACCATCGAACGCAACCTCCTAGACCCGCTCATGGACAACCGCTTGTACGGACTCGCGGCCGGCGCGGTGAAACACACCAAGGGTTCCGGGGTCGCGATCATCCTCGGTAAGACCGTGCACCTTGTGGGCGCGAATGACGCCCGCTCAGAGGAAAAGATCCGCGGCTCCACCATCGAACTTGCGTATGTTGATGAAGCGACCCTGTTGCCGCGTGGGGCTGACAACACCACCGGGTTCTGGGAAATGCTTGTTTCCCGTCTCCGCACACCCAACCCGCCGCGCCTGCTCGCAACCACCAACCCAGGCAGTACACGGCATTGGTTGCGTACTGAGTGGATTTTGCAAGCGCGTGCGAAAAACATGCAAGTCTTCCACTTCACCATGGATGACAACCCGTCGCTGACGGCGGACTACATGCGGGACATGAAAGCCTCATACTCGGGCGTGTTCTACGACCGTATGATCAAAGGGTTGTGGACCAACGCGGAGGGCGCGATCTACGACATGTGGACCGCCGACACCCACATCATCCCCTACGCCGAACTGCCCCGCATGCAACGCATCCTCGGGGTCGGTATCGACTACGGAACCACTAACGCGACCTCCGCTATCCTGCTTGGCCTCGGTGTTGACCACCGCCTGTACGCGATCGCCGAATGGCGGCACGACTCCAAGGCCGATCAGATCAACCTGACAAACGGCGCGATCGTGGAAGGCATTACCACATGGCTCGACGGGCTCACACTGCCTGACGGGTCACGGCCCATGCCTGAATGGCTCATCCACGACCCGTCCGCCGCCTCGCTGCGTGTGGAGATGGCCTCGCGGGGCATCGTGAACATGTTCCCCGCGAACAACGAAGTGCTGTACGGCATCCAAACCGTCGCGTCAGTCCTCGACGGCGGGCGTTTGCGTGTCACAGACCAGTGCGCAGGCCTCATCGGGGAAATGTCAGAGTACGCGTGGGATCCGAAAGCGACCGAGCATGGCGAAGATAAGCCGCTCAAGGTGAATGACCACTCCGTGGACGCGCTCCGTTACGTGGTAACCAGCACGGAATCGAACTGGCGCCCCTACCTCACCCAGGCAGCGGCCTAACGGTTCAGCCAGCCCTTGCGGTCAGGGCAGAGGGTTTCCACCGCTGCGGTAACGATCGTGCGGGCTTCATCCTCACGGAACCCCGCGTCAGCCCACGCCTGGACAGTGTCCGTAGCGTTGGCCGTGGACGCGCACACCTCACGCCCGATGTCAACGAAGTCCTCATACGTGGAACCCTCCACAGGCGGGCGCACACCAGCCTTCACACGGTCAAGGAACGCGTCCTCACCCGTGCCCGCGGAACACCCGGCCACGAGCAACAGCAACGTGACCACCCCCACCAGTTTCCTCATCCCCACATGATACCAAGGAGGGCCATCAATGGCTTTGCCCGTCAACGGCGCCGCGTGGCCCCCCATCAACGTCGCCCACATCCACGAAGCCTACTCAACATGGTCCGCGTGGTACGCCAACGACGTGGACATGCTCCGCACCGCGTACTCCACCAACGGCACCCCCGGCCCCGCAGGCATGCGCCGCGGCATCCTCAACCGTGTCGCCGACTGGTTCTGGCAACCCAAAGCCAGCGACGGCGACGCGGGCATCGTCAAACTGCACGTACCCCTCGCCTCGGACCTGTGCCAAGTGTCCGCTGACCTGCTCTACAGTGAACCGCCAACGTTCACCGTGGAAGACAGCAAAGGCAAGAACCTCAAGACCCAGGAACGCCTCGACCTGATCACCGGTGCAGGGTTCGACCAAACCCTCATCGCAGCCGGCGAAGTGTCCGCAGCCCTCGGAGGGTCCTACCTCCGCGCAACCTGGGATGACACCCTGTACAAGCACGTCTTCCTGACAAAGGTGGACGCTGACGGGGCGCTCCCCACGTTCAGGTATGGCAGGTTGGTTGAGGTCACGTTCTGGCGTGTTGTGGATGTTGACGGGACGATCTTCACCCGCCACCTCGAACACCACTCAGTGGACAGCTTCGGTATCGGCGTCATTGAGCAGGCCTTGTACAAGGGTTCGGCTACGGACATCGGCATGCGCGTTCCCCTCACCGAGGCGGAATCCACGAAGCACCTCGCGCCCATGGTGGATGACAACTCGATCATCACCACCCAGACACCGGGCCTCGCAGTCGAATACCTGCCCAACATGACCCCCAACCGGAAATGGCGCACCGACCCACACGGCGCCTACCTCGGACGCTCCGACCTTGACGGCATCGAATCATTCCTCGACGCACTGGACCGCACCTACTCATCCCTGATGCGTGACCTTGAGCTTGGTAAAGCCCGCCTCGTCGTCCCGTCATACATGATGCAGGACCTAGGCCCCGGCAAGGGTGCAGCGTTCGACGGTGACCAAGCCATTGTCTCGCAGGTCGTAGCAGCGCCCGGAGCGGCCACTGACTCGAAGCTCGCCATCGAGCAGGTCCAGTTCGCCATCCGCGTCACCGAGCACCTTGAAACAGCGGCTGGCTTGCTCGCGGTGATCATCCGCAGCGCCGGTTACAGTTCGCAGACGTTCGGTGAGAAGGACGACTCAGGCGGGGATAAAACCGCGACTGAGGTGACCGCGAAGGAACGCCGCTCATACCTGACCCGTGACCGGAAGATCCGCGCCGCGACCCCAGGCCTTGAACGGATCGTGTCGAAGGCTTTGGCGATGGACGCCGCCTTGTTCGGCACGAACATCACACCCCTGCCGGTGACGGTGACGTTCGCTGACGCCGTGCAAACCCCGTTGGAGTCCCTTGCCGCGACGGTGAACCTGCTCAAGCAGGCTGAGTCCGCGTCAATCGAAACCCGCTTGCTGATCCTCCACCCTGACTGGGAACCGGATCAGATCAAGACTGAGGCCGAGGCTATTCAGCGTGAGTCGTCCGTGTTCCCTGACCCAACCACATTCGGATCGGTGGTAGACGATGGCGCAGCCCCAGCCGGAACCGATCGACAGCCTACCGGTAACGATCGAAGCCGCGACAGCGGCACTGGTCAGTAAGTACGCCGAAGCTGAACAAGAGCTCATCGCTGGTTCTGCGGCGCTCATAGCCCAACACTTGGGTGACGAGTCGCCGCAGGCCCAACGAACCCTGTACGCGGGCTTACAGGCCATCGCACGCCGCATCACGACCCGGCTGGGTCTTGAGGTTGGGTCCTTGTCCCAGGGCGTCGCGGTTGAGGCCGCACGCAGGGGCAGCACCGCGGCTATCCGTGAGGTACGCGACGCGCTCCGTAACCACCCAGCACTCAGGGAACGGTACACACGCCCGACCGGCACCAGCATCACCCCACACGGGCTCAACGCAGCCGAGCACATCGCCGCTGACCTCACGGACAGACTCACCGCAGCGAACCAGCGCATCACCCGATTCCCCACGGACGCCTACCAAGCAGCCACAGCACGCGCCGCTACCGGCATGGTCCTCGCCGGCACCCCACAGCAAGCACAACGCGAAGCATGGCGGGAGCTCACGGACGGTGGCGTGACCGGGTTTCGTGACAGTGCTGGCCGTGACTGGAACCTCTCCACCTACGTGGAAATGGCGACCCGCACCGCAGCTATCCGCGCGTACAACGAGTCACACCAAGACCGTATGACTTCACTCGGCATCCAGTACTGGACCGTCGCCCCTACGGGGTTCCCCTGCAAACTGTGTCTTCCGTGGGAGGGCAGGATCCTGTCCCGTAAGGGCGCTGGCCGGTACACGGAGGATGACGCGACCGGTAAGGGGCGTGTTGCGTTCCAGGTTGCCGGGACGGTGGAGGAAGCCCGCCTTGCCGGGTTGCAGCACCCGAACTGCAAGCACACGTTGATCGCGTACTTCCCCGGCGTCACACAGCTACTCTCCCGCACACCGGATGAGATCGCTGAGGCAACGGAACGGTTCAAAGAAACCCAGCGCCTACGCCACCTTGAACGGCTGGTTCGTGCGGCGAAGACCGCAGAGTTGGCGGCTTTGACTGACACGGACAGGGCAGCGGCTAGGCGTCGCGCCAGAGAGATACAGGCCCGTATCCGCGAGTTCACTGCCGAGACTGGCTTGTTGCGCCGTCCCCACCGCGAACAAATACCCGATACCCGCAGTACCAAATAAACCGATAGCCTCAGGAGGCTCCCCGCAATGAGCGACCCGAACACCCCCGCAACACCTGCCGAGCAGCAGCCCGCCCCCGCGACACCCGCGCCCGAGGCCACGGCCCCAGCGACGCCGCCCGCGCCCGAGGCGAAGACCTATGACGAAGAGTACGTCACCGGCCTCCGCACCGAAGCTCAGAAAGCCAAGGACGCCGCAGACGCGAAAATCAAAGACGCGCTCAAAGCCCTCGGCATCAGCGACGCAACCGAAGACCCCCTCAAAGCAGCGCAGGACGCCGCAGCGAACACCGCCAAAGAACGCGACACCGCACGAGCCACAGCACGTGACACGTCCGCCGAACTCATCGTCTGGCGCAACGCAGCAGCCCTCGGCGTGGACCCCGCAGCCGTCACCGACTCACGCGCCTTCGAACGCGCCATCAAAGACCTCGACCCCGCCGACCCGAAATTCGGGGAAGCCGTCAAGGAAGCGGCAACCAAAGCCGCCGAGAACAACCCCAAGCTCAAGGCAGCCCCCGCGGCTCCCGGCGCTGGTGGGGCCGATTTTGCCGGTGGAACCGGGGAAACAGTCGGCATTGACGCGCAGATCGCCGCCGCCGTAAAAGCAGGCGACCACGCGCAGGCTATCAAGCTGAAACGCCTCAAGGCATACAACAACTAAGCCCCTAAGAAGGAGCCCGCATGTCCGGCATCACCGGTATCGGTACCACATTCAACCTCCCCAACTACCACGGCGAACTGTTCGCCCTGACCCCCGACGAAACCCCGTTCCTGTCCGCCATTGGCGGGCTCACCGGTGGTGGTCAGACCTCGTCTGTTGAGTTCGAGTGGCAGACGTACGACCTGCGTGACCCGAACCAGCAGACCCGCGTCCGCGTTGAAGGCGCCACCGCGCCCGGCGCTGAGGGCCGCGTCCGCTCGAACGTCCGCAACGTCGCGCAGATCCACCAGGAGAAGGTGTCTGTTTCCTACACGAAGCAGGCCACCAACGGTCAGATCGCAACCCCCGGATCCGCCCCGTTCCGTTCCGCTGACGGGTCCAACCCGATCAGCAACGAACTTGACTGGCAGGTTCAGCAGGCCATCAAGTCCGTCGCGTTGGATGTGAACTGGTCGTTCATCAACGGCAAGTACTCCAACCCGACCACGAACGCCACCCCGCGCCAGACCCGCGGCATCCTTGAGGCGATCGTGACCAACAAGACGGACAAGTCCGGTGTTTCCTACACCGGTGCCACGTCCGCCACGGACACCATCACCGTCACCCACGCCCTGTCCAACGGCGACAAGGTCGTGTTTGACAACACGGATGTTGCTACGGGCATCGTCGCGGGCCGCGTGTACTACGTCGTGAACGTCTCCACCACGGTTTCGTTCAAGGTCGCTCTCACCTCCGGTGGCGCTGCGATCACCCTCGGCACCGCCTCCAACCTGGCTCTGCACCGCCCCTCCACCGCTGCGCTTGCTGTGGACGATGTCAACACCTTCATCCAGGGCATCTACGACAACGGCGGACTGAACGGCATGCCGCTGCTCCTGGTCAACTCCAGCCAGAAGCTCGCCATCACCAAGGCCTACGCATCCGCGTACGGTCAGGCTCACGGCCTGATCAACGCCGGCGAACGCATCGCCGGTGTCGCAGTGGACCGCATCGTCACCGACTTCGGTGACTTCGGCCTGATGCTGGAACGCAACATGCCGCAGGACTCCATCGCCGCGGTGACCATGGGTCAGCTCCGCCCCGTGTTCCTGAACACCCCCGGCAAGGGCGTGTTCTTCGAGGAACCCCTCGCCAAGACCGGCGCGTCCGATGACGTGCAGATCTACGGCGAAATCGGTTTGGAGTACGGCACCGAACTGGCTCAC